TTTTGAAGGTTTAGTAGTAACAGCCATTTTTAATTTAGATCCAGGGTTAGCTCTTCTATAAGATGCTATACCTTTTCTATTTAATCCACCTGATTTACTTTTTCCTTCTTTTCTTTGCCATGCTGGAGTTTTAGCCATTATGCATTCCTCACTTTTCTAGCAACATCTTTAGAGTATTTAGCAGACACTCTACCAGATTTATTAGCTTTTCTTTTTTTTCTATTTTCAGCAGCTTTTTGTGCAGGAGTTAAACTTTGCCTTACAGATTTAGGTAAGTATCTTCCACGTTTAGATTTAGGTTTTTTCTTATCACCTTTACTAACGTATCCCCAATCTTGTTTACCCCATTTTTTAAGTGACTGTTGAGATTTTTTTAATTGCATTATCTATAACCTCCACCTTTTTTCTTATATTGTCTTGCAAGTAATTGTGCTTTACGAGCAGACCAAACACCTGCAGGGCCTCCTTTACTACCTGCTTTTATTCTATTAAATAAATTCTTTCTCATAGTAGGTTTAGTATAATTGCCTGCTTTATTTACTGTGCTTTTAGTTTTCTTTTTAAGTTGCATTATAATCTCCATATCTTTTTAAACATTAAAACACATAATATAATAAGCATTACGCTTGCTATATCAACAAAATGATTTCCACTATCACTTTCAATAGAACCTATTGGAGTTTCTATTTTTACTCTTTTAGTTTCATTCATCTGTCATACCACCTTTTTCCATCATTCTTAAGAACTTATCTTTTAAACCATTTCCTGATAATCTAGCAATGATTTCTACTTGTGCTTTAAATATACCATTTAACTTCTTTTGTTCCATTTGAACCAACTTTTGTTGGTCAATTAGTTTAATAATAATACCTTCCAACCTCTTGAAGTCTTGGTCTAGTTCTGTCATTAGAGTTTGTTGAATGAATCTGTTCTGTTTCCAAATAAAAAATCCGAACGCCATTGCTACCGCAACGGGCACTCCAAATTCTTCTAGTATTGTCAGTATATCCATTCATTACCCTTCTATTAACTCTCCCCATAACGATGTTTTACCATTGATTATTTGGATGATGTGTACCGTAAATAAACCACCCTTATAAAAATCAACAATAGCAAAAGCATGAGCCCAATTAATTCTTCTATTATCCAACCACTCATTTGACTTTGGTCCCATATCTTTTAAACATCCAATACTCCAAGCACTTTTCGGTCCATCCATGTGAGTCATTGACATCTGTTGCAAATCGTGCCAATGTCCGTACATTATATTGCATCCAAGTTTCCGAATATGGTTAGCAGCATGATATTGACCACCATATTGATGGCCATGATAAAAGTATAGTTTTCCCAATTTAAGGTGTTTCCCGAAGGGTATATATTTGTACCCACGGTCAGAAAGTTTAACAGCAGAAGCAAATCTATACTGAGGAATATAGGGATATTTCTCAACTGCCAAATTAAGCCAATTGTCATGATTACCCTCAGTAATATACTTTTCTTTACAATTAACTTTATCGAGTGACTCATCGATTTGATCCATGCCTTTGTTAACATCTTTTACATCCTTGTCAAAGTCTTTTATTAAATACTCCAGTGGTGGCGCTTTTTTTCTTTTAAATTTCCACGCACTGAATGCTTCCCATTCCCCTACATCGCCTAGATCTACATAAGCATCTGGCTTAACTATTTCTATCGTCTTTTTGAGACAGTTAATTGCAGGTTGGTCATGAAGAGGAAAGTGTTTATCTGGGGTTGCAATAACTCTTTTAACCACACCTTTATCCATAACTACTCCTTTAGTTGTTTTTTAATTAACATTATTTTATAAGTAAAATATACTATAGTAATCAAACCAACGCCTAGACGTACCAATTCAGGCAAGAAATCCATATGTTGGATACTTAACCCTCCTGAACCAATAACTGCTGATTTTAGGCTATCTACGTCCATTTAAGATACACTCCCTACTATTTCACTCATTTTCTTTGCTCTATTAGGCGTTTGTTTAGCCCATTTACTATCAAGCATTTCAATTGATGCATTTTTGAAGTCTTTGTCTTTTAAGTATGTAATTGTTTTTACAAACTTAGAAAAACCTGTTACACCTAGTTGGTAACACATCTCCATTACTACATCTTGTATTACTTTAGGCATAAATGGATACCATCCAAATTTAAGTTTTACTCTATCTTCAAGTTCTTTTAATTTACGATCTAGAATAAGATCACATATATCTCTATCTAATTCTAAATCCTTAATTGCAAAACCATATCCAATAGTATCTATACCTAAACTATCTTTATAAACAATGCCTACATAACCTTCGTTTTCTTTAATGCTATCTTTTAAACTCATTTTATCTCCTATCCATATTAGCCTCTATAAGCAATAACGTGCTTACTAGATGTGTTAACTTCTATAGATGTAAAAGGACCATAAAAATAAGTTCCTGATACTATATTAACAGTTATATCGTCACCTACTCCACAAGTAACAGCAACTTCTACTGCACTACCATCAGGATTGTATATTGCAACCCAATTACCAGATTCTGCAGTACCTTGTGATACTTTGTCAAATCCTGCTTGACCTAATATAAGATTATTTGATTCTTGAACTGTGTAGGAATTTAATCCGTATTTTTTTGCCATTTTTACCTCCTGCGCTAAGCTCTGGCAGAGCGTGAATGCGCTTATTTATTATATTATTCCATGAGAGCCTACTGCTGTTATTCTTAAGCCACCAACTCTCGTATTGTTATGTTTTTCTAACATCTTTCTAAATTCTTTCATAAAGTACTCTTTAGCCTCTATGTTCATAGTATCTTCAGCAACTCTAGCTTTAACATAGTAAACTATTGCTTTACTTAAATAACTAGAAACTCTCACTTCATCTGATTCGTCATTTAAAGTATCTACATCTTTATAAAGTGTAAATGATTCTGTTACAAACGCTCCATTATATTTAGTTTCTAAAATCATATTAGTCTCACTTGTTAATGTATTTACTTTATGCAATCCATTCCATTTATCACTACCTGTTATTACTATATGAGTAATTCCAGTAGTTGGAAAAGATGTTCCTACTAATTTTAAAAGACCTGTATCAGCTTCTTCATCATAGCTTGTTACAGAACAAGTCTCACTAAGATCATTAATAGTATACTCAGGACTATATACATATTCTATTTCTAGCCCATCAGTAACATCAGATTTAGGTGATTTCCATTGAGCTCTTTCAGATCCTGGACCAAAATCTCTAGATGATGTGTCATTATCAAATTGAGTATCTTTTTCTACAATAGCAATTTTATTGCCTTTTATATAATATCCATATTGTTTAACAGCCATTTATACCCCGTCCCCATCAACTATTCTAGGTTCATATATTAATCTAGGAATAGCTCTATATTCATTTTTGCTATTCAAATGATTTTTACATCTTATTGATAGTACTTTAATTAAATCTAAAGGAAACTCATAAAACCTTTGATCTTTTGTTATACCTATTCTTTCTGTTCTTACATGAGTTTCAGACAATACATTTATTTCTTCAAGAGCGTCTTTAATATAAGCTATAGCTCTACCAGTAGGTAAGTTTTCTGCTCCTGCTCTTTCCATTATTTCTTTAACCTTCATCTTGAGTACCTCTTGGTTGACCTTGCCCTATTATTTCACTTTCATATTGTTGTTTTAAACTATTTAAATTAAATGCTATTGCCTGAACTAATTCTACATCTTCTTCATCTATTGTATATTCAGCCATTTTAGCTTCTAAAGATTTGATTGCTGCATACATTGCAACTAAGTATTCATATTCTGTAGGAAAATTATCTATTGATGAATCACTAAAAGCAAGACCTGTATCATATGCAACTTGAGTTACAACAGCATCATTATTAGAACCTGCTGAAGCAGGAACTGTAAATATTTTTTGATTTAATATATAATATCCAGGATTATGTTTAGATCTAAACTTTAAACTATCCTCATCAGTTGCATCATATCTATCATCAGCAGATATAGGCTCACAAGATCTAATTATACTTGTGCTATCATGATGTCTCATAACAGATATTATTTTACCTGTATAAACTATACCTGAATTAGTTGTATCTGTTGATGTAGTTGCAAACTTATGTATTTCGTGAGGTTTTAAATCAATAATTCTATTTATTACATCACATACACCATCAGATAAAAATTGAGTTAATTCACCTTGTGTTGGAGTAGTTCCTGAACTATCTATTGTTAAACCTGTTAATCCTTCTACTTGAGCTTCAAACGTTGCCATATTTTCCTTTTAATGTTGGGATACCCTCTTAGGGAGGGGAAGCTCACCTTAGAGGGCACCCAAACTGTTATTTATTATGCGTCTATGTCATCAGTGTGAGCTGCATCAGCTACACTTGAAGTACAATACCAGCTAGTACCATCAGTAAAAGCTCTAATAGAATCTCCTACTGTAGCTCCACTTTTTAAAATAACACCATCTTGAGATGTAGCAGTTGCTGCACCTGCATCAGTTGTTGCCATTTCTTTTAGTATTACAGATTCAGCATCATCAGTGGTTCCACCAGAAGATGTTAATCCGTAAGCCATAATATGTACATCATTAGAATCAGCAGTTTTAACTATAAAGTCACAATACCATCCTGCAATTTTAGTAGAAAGCTTAGGTAAGTTCACTGTAAAAGCTGAACTTTGATCTACCATAAACACTTTACCAGAATCGCCAGGATCTAATTGTTTAGCTGAATCTAAGTTTTCAACATAATTAGTATTCCAAGAAGTTGAGCTACCTATTTTTACGTTAGCCATTGCTCACCTCCTTACGCTACTTCTACAACAATTACAAAAGTTGCTTGTCCAGCACCAGGGGCATCATCGTTTTCAATTTCGATAGTGCCTCCCTTTTGTATTATATTGTTCGAAGTTGGTGTTACAACTCCTGCATCACCAATTGCAGAAAGAGTTGGTATCTCATGGGTTCCACCCATAGTTCCAGCTGCAGATTTTAATGTTAATGTAGACTTAGCAGTTGTTAGAGCTACATTCATAACCCATCTAACTTCTAAAACTTTACATTTCCAAGGAGCAACAGCGTAAACTGCACCTGCACTACTTAAAGCAGGACTGTCTACTGTTATTACTTGTTTATTTTGAAAATCATCAGCTTTATTTTGTCCATACATTGGATTAGCCATATTAACCTCCTATATCCAGATAGCGTGACATTCAGGCATTTGCCATTCCATACCAGCTTCTGTTAAGATTAAATCTACTCTTCTGTCGACCCCAGAGTTTTCTAGTGTTTGAACACCTACATAGACTGAAGTATCTCTGTTTACACCGTTGCCTACTAGAGGACGATAGAAACAATACTTCATATTAATACCAATCATTTTAACGTTAGTACCATCTAAGTGAATATTTCTTGCTACGTTCATATCACCAAAAGGTGTAGAGAATGTAGTAATGTCAATACCCATTATTTTAGATTTACCTGTCATTACAAAGTCAGCTCTAAAGTTAGAAGATATTTCAGCATTATTTTTGAAGTATCCACCTAATTTATGCATCCAGTTATATACTGGTGTGCTAACAAAGAATACAGTTCCTGTACTATTGTTGTATCTTGGATTTAAGTAATTAGACATATCATCTAAGAAATCATCAGCTGTCTTAGTATTTGTGTCTAATGAGAATTGGTTACCATATTGAGAAATATAATCTACAGCACCTTGTGTATACTGAATACCATTTGTTGTGTCTTCATACTGACGACCAAACAATAAAGCAGTTTCAATATCATATTTGTGCTCAATTAGTTTCTCTTTCCAAACTCTAGCCCACTCATTTGGCTCGTACTTTAGAACAGTTGCTCTAGCACTATTAGACATAGCACATGAAGTTTTCCAAATTTGAGTTAAACCATAGTTTGTTGAGTAAGGTTGGTCTTTCCATGTTTCAGGATAACCAGTACCTTCACCATATGCAGTACCAATAACAAAAGATCTAGCTCTATCTAATGTTGAAGATTGACTTGCATCTGCAACTACTTCATCATCTGAATCTCCGCTAGGGCTAAAAGCGTTTCCAATCCAACCGCCTAAACCAGCATAAGATGAGCCCGATGCTTTTACAACTACACAAGTAACTTTAACTACTTCTTTACTATCTACATCAGCAACAGTATCATCAACATCTGTAATTCTAGCTATTATGTAATCAGCACCCCATGAATCAGCAACTGTAGCGCCATCTGTCATCATTGGTATTTTAATTAATTGACCAGCTAAAAAGAAACCAGGTTTTGTACCTCCAGCCCCTACAGTCCAGTCATTTGCAGTATTACCATATATGTTTTGTAAGTTACCTTCTGACTTAATGTCTCCAGCCATATATAGTTGTAATGTATTACCAGCAGAAGGTGTACTACCATCATTTGAAGCTACTAATGTAGCATCATTAGTTGTATCTACACCTGAGCCATTTACAAAACCTACAACATAACCATATCTTTTGTTATATATAGGTCTTTTTTCTGTCCATTTGAATGAAGGATCATCCGTTGGTTTTTTTGCTACTTTTGACATGAATCGAAAGAATGGGTCTTGCGCTAAAGCTAACTCAGATACTCTATCACCAAAGTTAAACTTTCTACGAAGATCACCAGTGTCAAGATTAGAACCAGCACCTGGGCCTATTCCATCAACATCCGATACTGTCAAGTCAGTATTAGAGCCACCTCTAACACCTACATTGAATAAATCAGCCATTTTGACCATCTCCTTTAACCTTTCCTCAGCTGCACATAGTGCCTTCAGTCAGGTTTATTTTTAATTAAGTTCGGAAGACGATCTTATTAAATTATCTATCCGAACAAGTTATCCACACTACCGTCAATTCCTAGCATTTCATCAAACATACTATCTGATGCTGATTTTTGTGCTGTTCCTTGACTATTTGAATCACTAGCGGAAGTTGGAATGTTACGAACATTCTTCATCTGATTTAACATATCTTTTTTAGTAGAGTTTGCTACATTTTGATTAGCTTGATCTTTATTTAAAATATAATAAACATCATCTAATGTTAAGTTTCGAGTTTTAGCTTGAGCCTTAAAATTTTCAAACTGTTCAGCAGACATATTATGTTTTTGCATAAAATCTGCTTCTTGTTTTTTTAATGCTACTGTACGTTGCATTTTTGCAGCGTTAGCTTTTTCTCTTTTCAAAACGTCACTTACTCTTTTATTAACAACAGAATCTATTTGAGCTTGCATAACTCTAGCCGATTCGGATTCTGGATCTTCGATCGCTTCACTAGGGTCATAAACAAAATCTTCACTTAAATTTAATTGTTCTTTTATGTTTTTCGATGGTTTCCCACCGTTTTGAAGGTATTCGCGAACATGTTCAACAAGTCCACTATCACGCTTCATGGCGTTAAGAACTGGTACAAAAGGTTTCAAATCTCTTAACTGATCGTTCATTTTCACAGCTTCACGACTTGAGTCAGTGTACCTTTTTTTATAAGGGTTGTTCTCACTATCCCAGTTTACAGCAGTTTGTGATTCATTATGGGTTACCTGTTCGGAGCCATTTTCACTTTCCTCTGTATTGATGTTTTCCCCACCTTCAGAAACTATTCCATTAACGGAAGTTTCTAACTGGCCAAAAAAATCAGAGGAGTCATTAGAGTTTTCTAATGAGTTACCTTTTACTTCTTCTGACATACTTTCTCCTTTTTGTTACAAAAAAATTATGATAAGTTAAAAAACTATTCTTGATTTTCCAAATTATTTTCTTTAGAATTTTGTTGATCCATAATCATTTGTTGTTTTGACATCATATTATCAGCTTGATTTGCCATAGAATGTCTTAATACTTTTTGTTTTGCTTCAGTCTCTACATAATCTTTATTCATACTAGATTTTATTTCTTCTTTCTTTTTATTTACTTCCATAGAGGCTTGCATAACTTTACCTTTAATACCCGCTTGTACAAGTTGTCTTTCAAGAGTTTCAATAGTACCACTTAAGTTTTTAATAGTTTCTTCTGAAGAACTTAATTGACTTTGTAGTTGAGAGTATACAGATTTTCTTTGAGCAATCTGTTCTTTGTTTTTAATATCTGTTTCTGATAACAATGCTATATCATCAATAACTCCAAGTTGCATTAACTCTTTTAACTCTGCTACATATGCCCATCTATTAACTGGCAATGTAGAACCTGCTATAATTCTTACATCAAATTTAGCTGCGCCATAATCATAAGATTTTGCAATAGCTTCACCGTAATCATTATACACAGGAATATTTATTTCTATTTTTCTTTCTTCTTGCAATGCGCTTGGTTGTACAATTCTAAATGTTTTTTGTGCAGTGTATACAGACTGTGTATAATCTTTTACTAATAATCCTAACTGCTTTAATGCTGGCTCTAAACAATTAGCCATCCATTGTTTAATTCTTCTTGTACCATACTCATCCATAGCAAGCATACCTCTATAAGTTTGGTTTGCTGCACCTGAATCTCCCATCATTGAACTATATATACCTGCAAGATATTCCATATCACCTTTTGCTTCTTGTACAATATTAAAAAATGAACTAGCAAGAGGCATTGGTTGAACTGGTGTAGGAGGAGTAGCTCCTGGTCTTATAGGCAATAATGCTCCTGGACTACTAGAATATTTTTCCCAATAATCAGTATCAATACTTCCTTCTTCATGTAACCATCTTAAGCTACTACCAAGAGATGCATTATGTACTAATAGTTGATGTGCTTTATTTATTTCTCTTTGTTTACCAACAAGAGGAGATACAGCACTTATAGGAAATGGTGTACCTGTCCATTTAAAATGAAATGGTACTATAGGATATTCTTTTACATTTTCTGGTAAAAACTTTTGATGTAAAGTTACATCACCAACAACTAACGTTTGTTTTATTCTTGTTCCGTAAAACTCAACTACATCTACAACATTTTTTTGAAAGTCTTTATCTTTCATTAAAATACCAAGTTCTTTATCAGTAATAATATCATTAGTAATAGTAGATGCTTGTTCTTGCATATTAGCCATCATACTTTGTTCAGCATTTCTAAGTTGAGAATCCATTTCTTCTTGAAGTTTTTGTAATTCTAACTTATATCTTTCTTCTATAATTTGACCAGCTTGTAATGCTTCTTGTAATTTTTGAGATTGCTCTAAAAAGTTAACAGACATTTCATTCTTCATTTTTTCCATAGATGCTTGAACTTGTTCTTGTATAGCTTTTAACTGTTCAGGGTCTAAATTTTCTCTATAGAATACATTAACATATAAAACTTTTTCTTTTTCATACATTTCATATAGTTCAATAAGTTCATCATTATCACCTGTTAATGATACAGATTCATCAGAGTCAATATCTTTGTATGTAAAATCTTTTCTATACGCATCAGTAGACTTTTCACTATAACTTAAATTATTATCATTAGCACTGTTAGCTTTTTTTATCTTCGCTTTTTTGTCTGGATACATTGCATATAAATGCTCTTTAGGTAATATTTTTCTTATTATAATAAAGTTAGCATCTCTAAATAACATATCTCTAGATTTAGGATCTACATATATATCAAATGGTTCTGGATTCTTTAACACAACTTCACCCATACCATTATCAGCATTTCTATCTACATCTACAACTAGATAACCTACACCTTTTGTAATAGAATCATTTATAGCATTAGCATATAAAGTAGAACCATCAGAATTATCCCATATATAATCAGCCATATCAGAAAATACAGAAGCAACATCAGTATCTGAACCATCAACTGCGACAGCTTGCCATCTTGGTTTATTTGCTGTAGCATAAAAGTTTAACATTTCTACAACAGGCATAATCCTATTTATAGTAAATGTAGGCATACCTTGTTCTTCAAGAGCAATTCTTTCTGATTCACTTAATTGATTATCGTGAGCAAAATCGCAACCTTTTTGGTTAACATATTCCCACTGAGTTCTTGAAGGGCTATTAGCCTGTTCAAATATTTTTTTAATACGTGCTGCTGTTTTATCTGTTCTTTTTGCCATGTTATCTCATTTTTCTTCTTTTTAAAATGTTACTTAATGATGGTGTACTCATAACTCTTGAGCCACCTCTATTTTCTATACCAGGATTTTTTAACTTAGGCATATTTAATTTACCATTTGTTGTAATCCTTTTTAATTTGTCGTTAAAAATTTTTTTTCTTTCACCAGTTTTGTCTCTTGGTGTATATCCTCTAAACTTACGCATGTATTCTCCTTAAGCTACAACCCAATTTTTTACTTTAGGTTTATTTTTTCTCCATACACCTTCTCTATTTTTACTTAAAGACTTAGGTGGATGTGCATACTTACAAGCATATGCAAGTGCATCTATAGTATCATCATGTCCCATTCTAGGTCCAAATGTATGAATCTCATGTTGTAAATCATACTGATCTTTTCTAAGATACATACTTCTTATTGCAAATCTTTGTGCTAATATTTCTTGTATTCTATCTCTTTTGCTCATTCTGTTACCAGGCTTTTCTGCAGAATACTTTACAGAAAAATCATTCCTTCTTCTCATTTCTGATACAAGGGCTTGAAATACTGGTTTAGACATTGTTGTGTCCTCAATGGTAAAAAGCGAAGGATGGTATATTTTATTGTAATCAAATAAATAATCCACAATACCCTTTTTACCGTCCCCAGGAATCCCAAGAACAGGTAATGACCTATTACGAATATAGTCAACAACGTAGCAATTATTGTCACTGTCAACAGCGATGACAATGATAACACTAAAGTCAGTATCTCTTCTAGCGCTATCGGTAGCTGGGTCAACGCCCGCAAAGACATTAACAGGTTTTTGAGTTCCATCTTTAAATAAAAGATAGTTAACCCCAGTATCTTCTTCATGTTTAAAACTACCTTCCCAAAACTGTATATGATCTCTAGTGAATATAGCGTCTTCATCATTTTGCACTTCCATCATATACTCTTGGTAAAACTTTTGTGGTTGACCTGAATCAGCATAGAACTTCTTTTTACGTTCCATTTCTTCTTTACCAAACCACCCAGGCCATAAAGAACTACCATCTGGCTGCATAGCTTTATAACTAATTACATGCCAACTGTATTTCTCTTTTTGTTTGTCAGCTTTTTCTTTGCCCACAAGTATATTTTGTATAAAGGAATCAAAGTGAACAGGAGTTCCATTAATCCTGAGCCTACCAGTATGAGGCTCCAAAGCAGGGAATACAACTGCTGTAACAAGATTAGCGATTTTAGCACGAGACTCTGATGTAATGGTATTATTCTCATCCTCAAAGTCGTCCAGCACGATAAGATCGTATCTCTTATGCAGTTTAGCTCCTCCCCTAATGCCTGATAAATTAGATTTCGATATAAGTTTACATCCATTTGTTAATTCTATATCGTCTTCTGTCCATTTTTTACCTTTTAAATTACCAAAATAATACGAAACTTTATCATTATATTCCAAATGGTATTTAATATAGTCTAAATTAGGAACACTTATTTTAGAAGAAGCAGCAACCCACCCATAAAATAAAGGATCAGTAGCAAAACAGAAATCTCTCATAATACTACACTTAGTTAGTACTGTTTTACCATGACCCCTAGGAAGAATTACAGCTAATTGTCGTTTATCCATGTCTGAAATAGCGTCTGCTACCTCATAATGAAAAAAAGGAGTTTCACTCCTCATAAAATCGTCAGCTAAAAATAATTTACCAAACGCAATCATGTCTTTTTTTGCAAGCATAAGTGCTTCTTCTGCTTTACTTACATTTTGCGTATTTATATTAGCCATTTTTACTTAGTTAATTTATCAATAATTTTTTTTATTTTAGGATTTTTACTCGTATCAACTTTTAATTCTTTTTTTAGTTGTTTTAAGTAACCTTTACGCATTTGTTTTAAAGGATTATCTTTTTCCATTTTCTTTTACCTTTTTATTAAAAGCATCAATTTTGATTTTAGCCATAATATGCTTTTTTCTAATACTTTTATCCATTTGCACAATCTTTTTAGCAAATTCTGCACCTTTTTTTTCATAATCAACCATCCTATTCTCCTATTTCTTTAGGTCTTTCAGCCTGTATTAATTCTTTATCTTTAAATCCTTGAAACAATGCGCCAGTTACCTGGGTAACAGTAGTTCTATTTTTATCTTCTAGGTCCATTATATCAGATAATTTAAATAACGCTTTTAATCTTGTTTCATCTTTCTCAGATGACATAGCTATAGTGTTTATATTTTTTAATATACTATTTTCATTTATACCTAATTCTTGCAATATAGGCTTTAGTTCTTCTTTCATAGCAGTTATTACCCTTTTAGTTTTAATTAAATGCGCTGATTTTTGTTTAGCATAACCAGGATTAGTAGTTGGAAACGCTTTCATGTATGCTTCTTGAGGTGATAACCCAGAAGATAGATATACAACGAAAAGATGTTCATGCTTACTTAGTACGGTCCGATCTAGCAGAACGTCTGCAGAACTCTTATTCCCCCCAAAGGAATAAATATTGAGTCTGCGCGAAGTGTCCATCTTCGCCTTGGAGGTTACTGGAAAAGTCCCAGTGCACGTGCCAACGTATTCCCTAACCTTATTCCGCCCTTTCGGCACAACCATCTTTCCTTTGCGCAATATTTGTATGAAACAGCCATCATCAGCTTGTACCCATTCACCTATGCTAGCACTGCGCCAGTCACTTGCGATAACTAAATCGCTAGGTAACTCATCAGCATTATCAAATACTGTATGCTCTATTTTATTTACTTTATATACTCTCATAATAAACAAAGCCTCCGTCAAGGAGGCGCTAGGTATCAAGCCTTTCCATATTCTTTACTGTCCATAAGATCTATCATATCTTCAGGAGTTAACTCTGCTACATCTTTATCCTTTAATTCCTTAGGAATTATAATGTCGATAACTTCCTCTTGCATCCACTCTACCGTATCACCATCTTCGTTATACATAATAGTTAGTATGTACTTTTTCATATAGAAATTTATTAAATGGATTATTTAAAAACAAGACTTATTTTATTGACTTTTAAAAATTGTAGCATTTTAGTATGTGGTCTTATACACACAATTGCCAAAATCATAGATTTTCAAAAATGTTTTTTAGTTATTTTTAGTTTAGATTTTTTTAGTTTTTTTTAGTTTAATCTTTTAATTGTTTATAATAATACAAGGAGAATACAAATGCAAAAAGATGCTGATATAATGAATGTAGTTAAGCACAGCTTAATTGCTAAAGCTTGCAGAGGTAGATATATTAATGTCAGAGGTCTGTTAAGAGATATACAATTAATTTCTGACTTTGATGCAGATGCTACTTCAGCAGAAGCTACTCAAAAGCAACTAGTTGAAGTATTAACCAAAGCTAAATCTACAAGTGACGATAGAGTAAATGCTATTGAAGCTAAGTTAGACGCTTTGATTGATTCGCTTAGCAAGTAAGGATTGTATCTGATTAAGGGAGGCCTATATGTCTCCCTTTCTTATTATTTTTTAGTAGTATTGTAAGTAGATGTATATAAAACAGGCGAAAACGTGGATTGTATGGAATATCGCTACATATAAGATAACCTATGAAGCGTGCATGCGTGTATTATATATATAAACTTATACTTAACATAACATTAATTCTTTAACTGCCAAAAAGGAGTTTTAAATGAACTTTATATATGATTTGTTTTATGTGTTAACTAGTACGACTTGGGTAATATTATCTATATACCTAATACGTATTTGCCATCTATTTATAGTAGAAAGAAGGTGGCCTGTATGGAAATAAGTGTAATTGTTAGCAATTATATGGAATCCATTGGAGGTTTATGTTGTCCCATTTGTAATGAGTGGGACCACTCCTCTAGATTTCTTTACGGTATTTGTGGTGAATGTAATAAAGAGGTAGAAGAAGTACTGGAAGAAGCAGAAGATTTTTAACTTGTAACTCTAACCAAATGGAGGACTAATCATGGATGAAGCATATGATGTAGCTTGTGAAGATATGACTGATGAATATGATGAACTGTGGATATAAATAGTAATCGTGCCTCCTGAGCAATGTGAGGACTGGCCTTCATGGGTCTTAAACTGCTCAAAACTTGTCCTGAGCATGACATGGTAAAAACTGCTCAAGAATGATACAACTAACTATTGCAATTATTTGGTAGGAGAGAATATCTACAGGAGTATGACAAGTGCTCAAAACAGCTGTAGATAATATGGCACCCATCATCGATAGTACTACACTTAGGGCTTCGGCCTGTTGGTGGGTGTCAAACTTTAAACTTAGGAGGATAAATGAACTACAAATTATTAAAGTATGATGAAACTATAATGCAAAGTAGAACAGTTTCTAATATAATAGAAGCATTACAACAAACTATTGGTAATCCTGACGCATTAGAAGATGCTGCGTATTTCTTGATTACTACTAGAAATGCTGCTTTAAAACTTGGTGATGGTAGAAAAGCTAATAAAAAAAAGGAGAAGAAATAATATGTTAACGTTTTTACCTAGTAGAACTGACGAAGATGTGCTAAAAGAGATCATAGAGATCAAAAATAAGCAGTCATTGTTAAAAATTAAAGAAAATAAGTTAATTGATGAATTAATTAGCATAAAACAAGGAGAAAATGATGCCGAAAACAACTAAAAATAAAGAAATAGATGCAATAGATCAAGTTAATAATGATATTACAACTGTTAACTCTATAGTTAATGATATGGAAAAAAATATGGAAATACTTAACGAGAATATGCAAGGAGCTATTGATCAAATAGAAGAAATACAAGTTATTGTTAATAAAATGCGTGATAGGATGGGTCTATGATAAACTGGATGAATTTATTTGTATATGGTGGTATAACAATAGTTGGTATAGTAGTGTGGTATTATGTAGTAAAATGGTGGTTTTGATATGGATATGGACAAATTAGAAGCCTTAGAAAGAAATAATGTAGTTTTAACTAAAACTCTTATCTATGTCAATGGTGAGATTAAAGAAGTAGTAAAAAGACAAATAAAAAGTAACCTATTGCAACTAAATGATCTTTTAGATGATTTCGAAAGAGAACATAGTGCAATTCAATCATATGAAGAAGGAGGCCCAAATGGCTACTAAAACAATAAAATTTCTACAAGGTGGCGGTTTTGTAGAAAGACAAACTAACGCTGATACTGTTGAGCAATTAAGAAATGAATTTCCAGATGATATAAGTAGTAATGCATCTGTTGCTGTTAATGGTGTATCTGTAACTAATAGTCATGCTATTGCTGAAGGTGACATTGTTGCAGCTGTTAATAATAATAAGTCTGGCGGTGATCAGTAATTATTAATTTATAACTTATAGGGCTGTAGTGACAGGCGAGTCAATCAAGCGGGGCTGTAATCCTGTGAGACTAACGAGG